CTGATGTACGTCTAAGAGAGAAAGAATTAAAGAAGATTACAGGCAATGATAGGTCAAGATATGATAATGCGCTACAAGCAGAAAAAGCATTATTAGGAGCTAGACTTAAAAATGAAGCAGCAGCTAAAACTGCTGGTATTCAGCTCAAAGCAAAAGAAACCGAGACTAAACTTAAAAAAGATTTAGAGCTATTAAAACAAAATCTAACTACGCAAGAACAACGCTTAACACTAGAAAAAGCTCTTAAGTCTGCAGAAGATGAGAGAATTGAAGCGCAAAAAAACAAATTAGAACTAACTAGACAAGAACTTGATTTAACTCAAGAGATATTAAGATTTAGAGCTGATGAACAGGCTAGACAATTTCAAACTGTTTTGGATTCTCCTGCTAGTGCATTATTTACAGATGCTCAAAAATCCTCATTTACGTTACAAATAGAAGAAACTGCGTTAAATAGATTTATTGCAGATCAAGAAAGACTTCAAGAAAGAGCTCGGGAGGATAACCTCCGAGAGCTTAAAGCTATTGAGCGTCAAAGAGAAGATAATAAAAAATTAAGAAAAATAGAAGATGAAAAAATAAAAATACAACAACAAATTGCTAATAAAGAAGCTGAAATTGCTGATAAAAATAGAGAATTTCAAGTTAAATTAGCTGAAGTTAGAAATAAGTTTATTTTAGAGGAAGCTAAGATCTTAGATGAGTTTATTAAAAAGTTTGCAGAAATTGCTGGGAAGAAGGAAGCAAAACCAGGAAGTATTGCTGCATTAGCGGGAAATTTCGATAATAGTAATCTTCAAAGATTAAATAAAGAACTAGGAGCTCTTCAAAAAACATCAGCAAACTTAGCTAATAGCTCTAGAGAACAGGCAACAAGGGCAGTTACAAGAAGACAAGAAGATAATGCTCTTACAGCAAAAGAAGAAGAGTTAAAAAAGAGTTTGGCTAATACTATTAAATCATCTAATTTTGAAATAGAAAAAGCTAAAGATGCTTTTGATCAGTTAAAAAAAGCAGCAGAGATTTCTTCAAATAGAGGATTAAAAGTGGCTATCGCAGGACTTGAAAGTTTTGGAGAAAACGCGAAAAAGAGCTTAAATGATTTATTTACCGCGATTCGTGAAGGAACACTAACGGTACAAAACTTTAAAGAAGGTTTTAAAGACTTTATTTTAAATATTGTTAATGATATTCAAGCTTCTATAACCGAACAATTTATTGTAAACCCGCTCAAAGACTTTTTAGCAGAACAATTACAAAGCTTTTTCCCAGGACTAACTGGAAAACCTGATGGAACACAACGCAACCCACTTTACGTTAGGTCTGCAGATGGTGCTCTATCACAAAAGCTTCCGTCTGGTCCAGGAGCAACACCAGATAATCCTCTTTTATCTTTATTTCCTAATGGAGTTGGTCAATCTATGGAAGAAGATGGAATAGATGAAGGATTATTTGAAGGTGCTGCAAGTTCTGGAACTGAACTAACAGCAGCAAATACAGCATTACAACAATCTACAAACACTTTGAGAAGCTCTTTCCAACAAATGGAGTTAAGTGCTAATCCTTTAACATCTTTGTTTGGTACTGTTGCTGGTGGATTAACTGATTTTGGCTCTTCTTTGTTTGGTATAGGTAAGTCTCTTCTCGGTAGTTTTGGCGGTGGTGGACAAGAAGGAAGCGGTGTACTTGGACTTTTGGGAACTATTGGTAAATCGGTAATGAGCGTCTTTTTACCTGCAGCTACTGGTGGTCTTGTGCATATGGCGGCTGGTGGGATGATGCGGGACCGTGTCCCGGCATTACTAGAGCCTGGCGAATTCGTCATTCGCAAACCAATGGCAAAAGCTATTGGAGGGCCCGCCCTAAATGCAATGAATGGTACTGGAGCAATGCCAGGAGGCAATGTGGTGGTTAACATCGAAAACAAAGGTACTCCACAAGATGCTGAAGCTAAACAACCTCGCTTTGATGGCGAAAAGTTTGTTATTGACATTGTGACTCGTGACTTACGTAATAATGGTCCGATTAGAAAATCTATGAGAGGTGATAGATAATGGCTACTTACCCTAGTGATGCGACTGCTCCAGTAACAGCTTTTCCTGTCGTGGCTGAAGTTACTTATTCTAGTACAGGAGCATCAAGAACTTATTTTAATTTACCTGCTGCTGTAGCTCATAAAGGTGAAGTAACAGCTTTTTTAGATGGAGCGCTCCAACAAACCTCTACATATGACTTAGCTAATGCAGGACAATCAATTAACTTTGTGACTGCTCCTAACGCTACAGAACTTATTGTTAAAACTATTTCTCTTCCCGAGCGTTTTCGTTTAACAAGATCTTTTCCTTCTGTAAGAAGCGTAGACTATTCTAATACAACAGCTACTACCGTAGACAGTAATACCTATGTAGTTAATGCTAACACAGAAACGTTTGCTCTCCCTTCAGGTGTTAATGTTTCTTCTGCAACAGAAATTATGGTATTTTTAGGAGGCGTACTACAACGTTCTAGCGCTTTTACTTTTCCATCAATTACTTTAGGAACTGCGGGTATTGATATTGGTGATAATACCGCTACAAAGCTACTACTAAATTTTGATGGAACAAACGGAGCTACTACTACTACAGATGCAAGCGATAGCGCCCATACAGTTACTTTTAATGGAGATGCTCAATTAGCAACGGCAGATAAAGTGTTTGGAGATTCTTCTTTAAAACTTGATGGGACTGGAGATTACTTATCTATTGCTGCCTCTACTGACTTTACTTTTCTTACGGATGATATGACTATTGAGACATATTTTAATGTTGCTGCTGATGTTACTACTAATGCCTCTATCTTATCTAAATTTGAATCTATTAATCGTTATTATTCTCTCCGCGTAGTAGGAGCTAATTCTAATGTAGGCTTTGTATATATTGATCAAACAAATGATGCTAATATAGAGCTATATGGCGGTAATGTAAATGGAGCTATATCTTATCACGTAGCGGTATCTCGGGATGATTCTACTAATAATGTTATGTTGTATGTTAATAACGTATTAGTAGCAAATGGCTATCTTGGAGCTAACGTAGCGGGACAAGCTATGGGAGGAGTTACAGAAATTGGTAGGACTGGTTCTTTTAATACTACCGGAGAACCGTTAAACGGTCATATAGACGCTCTGCGTATATCTCGGGCTCGTCGTTACTATGGAAACGGAATTGAGCCAGCAAATACAGCTCCTACAGTTATAGGCGGTGCTCCTCTTGGTTCTGGTATTGATAAAGGTGTTAACGAAGACGGCGAAACTCTTTCGATTCGTGTATTTGACGCAGAAATCACTTCTTTAGATCGTTTTTCCTCTATGGCAGATAGGAAACCAGATAAAGGATTTAGTACTTCTAAACAGTTTGACGTAGCTACTTTTACTTCTCAATCTGGTTATGAAAAACGTCGTTTAAAATCACGTAGATCTAAACGGCAGTATTCTTTATCTTATACAAATATTACTGGTGTTGAAAAAACTGCGATAGAAAACTTTTACAATGCTCGAAGCGGAGAACACGAAGCTTTCACATTTGACTTGTCACATTTGAATGAGTCTGGTACAATTACTTCAAGATTTTCTGGTCCTTTGCAAATAGAACAAGTTTTATCTGCGGGAGCTAATCTTACTCAAAACTTTTACACTGTTTCTTTTAATCTTCAAGAGGTCTTTGATTAAATGACTGCCCGTAATTATGATTATATTTTAACTGTTGCAGATGCTACTGGTTTTATAAGTGGCAATGTTATTTTAGGTACTACTACCGGTACAGAAGCCTATATTGCTAATGTTGATTTAGCTAATAACTTATTAAAAGTAAAACTTAATAATGTCAGACAAGAGTTTTACGCCACAGAAACAATTACCTCTAATTCTGCAGTTACTCGTATTGTATCAGATATAACATATTATGATACTACTACTTCTTATAATGTATTCTTTACAGGAATAACTGCTAATTCTAATACAGAAGTACACATAGCTGTTGGTAATGTTTTAATTAATACAGATGAGTACGTAGTAGATCTTTCTAAATCAAATCTTCTTTTAAATTTTAACGGGGCTGATGAAGCTACAACTACTACTGATGCTTCTCCTATAAAACAACAAACTATTACTTTTAATGGAGATGCTCAACTTGATACTGCGCAGAAAAAGTTTGGCACTGCTTCTTTATTACTTGACGGGACTGGAGATTATCTTTCTATACCTTCCAGCGATGATTTTAAGTTTCTAGAACGAGATAGCACTATTGAAGTGCAAATGAGACTGGCTTCTGGTACTACTGCTAACTCAACTATTTTTTCTAGAGTAGATGCTGGCACAGAAAACTACTATGCTCTTAAGTTTGTAGGTGCTAACTCTAATGTAGGCTTTGTATATATAGATCCTGCGGGTAATGGTGATGCAGCTACTAATATTGAAATTTATGGTGGTAATGTAAATGCAGAATCTTTCTATCATGTAGCTATTGTCAATAATACTACTTCTAATACTCTTAGTCTTTACGTTGCAAATACTCGTGTTGCTTCTACTACTTATACAGGTAACGCAGAAAGTACTATTAGTGGGCCTATAGAGATAGGTAGATCAAGCACCTTATTCTCTTCTGGAGATCCTTTTAACGGTCATATTGACGATTTAAAATATTCTAGTAAGCAAGAATATGTTTCAACTGAAGACGATAGCGGTTTTTATACTTTTCCTGAACAAACAACGCAGGCTAACTCTTATGCAACAGTTACACTAACAAGAGAAAATCAAACAAACGTAGAACTAGCAGTTGCTACAAATGTTGCGGTGTTGGTACAAACAGCTAATATTCAATCTCAACCTTTTAATCCTGCTGTGTTTACGGGAGAAGAAACTACAGCTACTACAACTATTTCATCTTTAGTTCCCTCTCCTTTTATTAAAGAAAAGAATGCGTTTACACAGAATCCTATTGTTAGGCTTATTTCTATATATTATCCAGGAGAGTGGTATCCTCCTAATGAAAACGGTAATCCTACTGAGCAAGGTGCTGGATTAGCTTGGCCTTTAAACTTTCCTTTCCGTATAGCAGAAATTAATGGGGATTATGTTTCAGATTTACAATATAATGTTACATATGACGGACAATCATATTCTCCTTATCCTTTAAATGTTTCTTCTATTGATACTAGTTCTGATGGTAAAATTAGTGAAGTAACTCTTTCTGCTTTTAATATTGATAATATTCTTTCTTCTCTTGTAGAAGATCCTTTTATATCAGGTAATAATTCTTCTAACTCTACCGTAGCTTTAGTTAATAATGAGCTTGTTCACGGAATTGATCCACGCACGGTAAATAAAAATCCTGCTGATGTAGGTTCTGTGGGAGATGAAGCTTTTGACACATTAACAAGAGCAAGAGCTAACGGTTTATCGTATTCTGCAGATATAGTAAATTATTACGGAAAAGCAAATGCATCTTTTGATAAAAATCAAACAACATTAGTTAATGGAAGTTGGACGGAGCTTAAACAAGATTCCAGAGATTTACTAGGAGGCGTAGTAGAAATTAAGACTACTTTTATGAACTTTTTAGATCATTGGCCAGAGTATAGTAGTGTTAGAACTATTACAGCAAATGTAGTTGAAGTTATTAATGCTATGCCTTATCGAGTAGGAGATAATGTAAAATCTTCTGCGGGAGATACAGAGGCTACTATTCAATCTATTGAGGAAAATAGATTTTTATTCTTAAGTAATCCGCTATCTTCTTCTACTGCATTTGGTGATTCAGTTTTTATTGTTAATGTTGATGCAGATGTTGAGTCTTATGTAGAAGATATTTTTAAAATTAATGAGTTAGAATCTTTAAATATTACTACCGCTACTTTTGGTTTAGTTTCGTGGTTGCAGTATTTTAAAATTGTAGTGCCAAAAAGAAAATACTATAAAAATACTTGTCAATGGATTTATAAAGGTGAAGAATGTCAATATCCTGGACCAGGAGAATTACCTATTCCAGGAACTACATCTTTAAAAAGTAATGCTAATCCTATCGGTGCAGACAACGAGACAGCTGCTTCTGCAATCGGAGATATATGTTCAAAAAGTTTAGAAGCTTGCACGATTAGAAATAATCAAATTCATTTCGGCGGATTCCCTGCTACAGGTAGAACAATTCCGAGGGCATAGTGATTAAAGGTTGTATATTACCGTGGATGCATTTATACGGCGATGTAAGCGGAAAATATCGTTTATGTTGTCATACAGATAATAAACCTGAATCTATTATGGCAACATATAAAGATGATATTTCTACAATTTTTAATAATGATAAATATAAAAGTGCTAGAAAACAATTCTTATCTAATAAATACCCAAAAGAGTGTAAAAAAGCTTGTTATGCTATTGAAGAATTAGGAGGGGAATCTAATAGGCAACAAGTAAACAAACGTTTTGGTAGGTTTGCTAATCTACAAAAACATACTAAAAGTGATGGTTCCATAGTAAATCATCCTATTTATTTAGATATAAGATTTGGAAATAAATGTAACTTTAAATGTAGAATCTGCGGTCCCCATTCCTCTTCTTCTTGGTTTAAAGATTCTTCTAAAGTAACTAACTTTAAAAACTATCCCGCTCAGTTAGAAGATTATTATACAGACTCTCCTGAGTTTTGGGCTTATTTAGATAAAATTAAACATTCTGTTAAATACTTTTATTTTGCAGGGGGTGAGCCTCTTATAATGGATGGACATTATAAGCTTTTGCAATGGTTCATTGATAATAATAAAACCGATGTTGAATTAACTTATAATACAAATTTGAGTACTCTCAAATATAAAAATTATGATGTTTTTGAATTATGGAGCCATTTTGATAAAGTAAGTTTGTGGCCCAGCGTAGATGGCTATAAACAACATTCTGAGTATGGAAGAACTAACTTTAATTGGGACACTTTTGAGACTAACTTACTAAAAACTAAAAAATATGTAAATACTTTAAGTTGTACTACTTCAATATATAGTATTTTGACAACACCTGAATTGATAGCCCATATGAAAACTTTAAATATTGCGACTTATTTAAGTATTTTAGATTCCCCTACTTATTTTGATATGCGATTGTTACCAGATAGTATAAAAGATAAAATAAATAAAAAATTTGATATTTTAAAAAGAAAAATACCATTAAATACTAGTGAATTAGAAACTATTGATAAAAATTTAAGCTATCTAAATAAAGATATTGGTAATAGAGATATTTTACTTAAAGAGTTTAAAAAATATAATACACAAGTAGACTCACTTAACAATACTTCTTTCGTAAAAACCTACCCGGAATTAGCAGAATGGTACGAGAAAATATAATAAATTATTTAGGAATTCCACACTCTTATGAATCAGGACTAAACTGCATAACAATTATCCATGAGTTCTTTAAAAAAGAGTTAGGCATAGACTGTATTAAAGAATTAGTTCCTTCTAACATAACTAATGCTCGTTGGATGAAACAAATAACTCTTGAAGATATTGATACCTGGGCATTAAAACACGGAATAAAAGTTCCGTTGACAGAGTTACAAGATTGTGATGTAATATTATTTAAATCACCAAGGTTAAATTATCCAATTCATTTTGGTATGTTTATGTTACCTTATAATATGTTACATTTAGAAGAGGGGAATTATTCAAAATATGAGCACATCAGCTCTAACTGGTCAGAGTGTATCTACGCAGCCTATAGACATAAGTCCTTGGTATAAAAAATATCTTGGACTACCTTATTTACACTTAGGCACCTCTACTAAAACAGGAATAGATTGTTTTAATCTTTGTAGATTAATTTACAAGGAACAACTAGGTATTGACATACCATATACTACTTCAGATTTTTGTAATATTGTTGATGAAGATTGGTATTCAAAAACTACTGAACAATGGATGCATAAAGCAGCTACAACGGAATTTGGGTGGAAAGCGGTAACTTCTCCACAGAAATATGATATAGTTTTAATGAGTATTGGCTCTACTAATGTTACTAACCATTGTGCTTTATATGTAGGCGATAATAAAATTTTACAAATTATGATAGATCATACCAGTTGGATTGCTCCCTACGGTCGCTGGTATAAACAATACACAACAGGAATAGTTAGATGGATAAATATGCCGAATTAAAACAAGAATTAGGAAAACACTCACTTAGAGATTATCCTAGAGAAGCGTGTGGTTTAATTTTAAAAGACTTTAGTTATGTTCCATGCTTAAATTTAAGTAATGAACCTACTTTAAGTTTTATTTTAGACCCTGGTGCCTTAATTCAGTATGATGAACAGATTTGGGGAATTTTTCACTCACATCCAGGCGATGATAATCCGATTCCAAGTAAAGAAGATAAAATTGGGGCTGCTTTCCAAGAGTATAAATTTTTGGTTGGTTTCGGCGAGAAATTTTTTATATACTGGTATGATAATAAGGTAAATGCTTTAAAATTTGATCGGTTTGAGGAAAAACATCTTGAAGGTTAATGTAAAATTTCATTCTGCCTATAAAAAATATTTTGAACAAGATAGTTATGAAGTTGACATAACTACCTATTCAGATATTATGCTATATCTTAAAGGAGTGCATCCACGCTTTGCTAATTATCTTCGTAGAATTGAAATAGGTGAAATAGAAGAGTGTGTAGGCTTAGTAGATCAAAAATTTAATTGTATTACTTCTGACATACAAAATGTAAAACGTCCTAAACACGGAGAAACTATTTATATTACCCCTATTATTGCTGGAGGTGGTGGAAAAACAGGAATGATTATTGCGATGGTGGCAATAATCGCAATTTCTTTTATGATTCCAAATCCTTTTGCATTAGCTCCGGGTTTTGTAGGCCCTCCCACAGCAGTTCAAGCTGCCGCTAGTTTAGGCGGGGCAGCCTTAGCAGCAATTGGAGGGATGTCGGCACTGACTATAAGTCTCGGTATGATGGCATTAAATATGTTAATATCTGCTTTTACCTCAAAACCTAAAAATCCTGTTTCTGGTTCTCCAGATTCAGCGGCAAGAACAGAAAATAACATGTTCGGAGCACTGCGAAACGCAACAGAGGCGGGTGCTCCTATACCTTTACACTATGGAATGACACGAGTATCTGGGCAATTTGTAAGCGGTTATTTACATACAACACAACACGGAAAAGGTAATGATCCTTCCGTTCAATCTATATTTCAAGCTAATCAAACTCCAAATGCTATTTTAGATGAGGCGGCTTAGATGCAAATAGAACTTCGTATACATTCATCTTACAAACCTTATTTTGATCAAAGATCTTATAGCCTTGAAGTAATTGACTTTGAAGATATACATTTATATTTACGAAATTTGCATCCAAAATTTGATGCGTATTTAAAGGCTGTTCAACGAAAAGATACTGAAGAAGCAGTTTGTTTAGTAGACTCTACTTTTAGAACGTTAGACTATAACACTAAACAAATGAAAAAAATAAAAGATGGCGATGTATATTATCTAGCTCCTATGATTGTAGGAGGAGGCGGCAAACGTGGTTTTATTGCTATTGCAGCTTTTGCTGTTTTAGCTTATGCTACAGGAGGTTTTGGTTTGATGACTCCACCGCCGGGTGGCGAACTGGGAATGCTTGAATTAGATGCTGGTATCTCTGCTGCTACTGGGGGCGGTAATATCTTTGGAAGTCTAGGAGCAGCCGTTTCGAATATGCCTACTTTTTTAAAATCTATTATTGGTAACTTAGCTATAAGCTTTATAACTTCGTTATTTACTAAAAAACCTAAGTCTCCTGTTGCGGCTACTCCCGACTCGGCGGCAAGAACAGAAAATAATATGTTTAATTCTTTACAAAACTCAACAGAGTCAGGAACACCTATAGCACTAAATTATGGAATGACACGAGTAGCAGGGCAGTTTGTTAGTGGTTATCTTCACACCACTGCTCACGGTAAAGGTAATGATCCTGCGGTGCAATCGTTGTTTCAAGCAAATCATACTCCAAATGCTATTTTAGATGAGGCAGCCTAATGAGCGTTATTAGACATTATAATTCATATAAAGGTAGACGAATTCCTTATATTGTAGGAGCTAAAGGTGGCTGTTTTCCTGCGGGAACTGCCATAACAATGGCAGATGGTAGTACTAAACCCATTGAAGATATTAAAAATTTAGATGTTGTGCTTGCCTTTAATAAAAACGGTGTTCTTAGCCCTGCCACGGTGAGTGAGACTTTTTATCACGAAAACGATGAGTTTATTACAATTAAACACTGGGCAGGAGAGTTTACTGTAACCCCTAATCATTGGATTTTAGCCGATTCAGGACTATTTTTAGAGGCAGGTCAGCTTACTACAAAAGATCAAGTAGTTACTAAAGATGGGCAAATTTCTCCTATTGAAAGTATTGAGCCTGCGGGTAGCGGTTCTAGTTATAATTTTACTGTAAGTAAAGCACATACTTATATTGCTAATGATGTACGCGTGCATAATAAAGGTGGGGGAAAAGGGGGAGGTACTACTCATACTCCTGTTGAAGCTGAAAATAGTTTATTCTCTACTGATATTTTATTTGTTACTAATGCTGTTGGAGAAGGTCCTGTATATAGAATTAATCCTAACGGGCCTCAAGACATTGAAATTCAAGACGGCGGTATTGATGATTTAATTAATCTAGACGGAGATGGACGAGAAAATACAGAGAAATTTAAAACTATTTCAAATACAGGAACCGTAACTCAATCACCTCTTCGAGTATTTGGAGAAGAAATTGTAACTCCCCAAAACTTTCAATCTCCTGTTAGATTGAAAAAGGGTAATGTTGCTGGAATACCAAAATCCTCAGTTGAGTTACAAGATACAAGTGCTGATGATTGGGATGCTCTTCGCTTTTCTTTTACACTAAACTCTTTATTGACACAAGCCACTAACGGAGATATTAATGGACACTCTATTTCCTTGCGTATTCGTATATTTAACAGAGCTGGAACAGAAACTATTGCTGATACAGGAGATGAGGATACAGTAACTGCTGGAAACGCTACTATTTCTGGAAAAACAAACACTCCATTTAAATTTACTATTACTGTTTTGATTCCTGAAGAAAAAAGGTCTACTGATGGATATAAATTTACTGTAGAAAAAACTTCTGGTGACTCAGAAAAATCTACTATTTCCGAAGAAATTCAATTAAGTGGCTGGTTTGAAATTAAATATAAAAGACAAGCGTATCCAAGAACTGCTCATATTGGTTATGCTATTAAAGCACATTCTGAATATACAGGAGGCGTACCTAACTTTACTTCTCTAATAAAAGGATTGCTAGTAAAGGTTCCCTCAAACTATAATCAACCTATCTTAGAAACAGGAGAGATAGATTGGAGAGAATTAGAACTTCCAGAAACAGGTACAGCTGAAATTGACGGTGTTTCTGGAGTACAAATTGGCTATACTCAAAGAGGCTACAGATTACAACAATCAGGACTAACTGTTCAAACCAGTGCTAACCCTGTTATTTATCAAGGTGTGTGGGACGGAACTTTTATCTATGCTTGGTCTCAAAACCCTGTTTGGATTACTTATGATATATTAACTAATAAAACATATGGTTTAGGGATTGCAGAAGAAAATATTGATAAATTTAAATTTTATCAAGTTGCTCAATATTGCGATGCTTGTAACGTAATTACAGGAGCTTTTGAGGGCATAGATTCTTTAGCAGACGGTACTTTTAGACATAAACCAAGAGGATTATTTACAGATAGTAGAGAAAATCAATTTGGTTTGTCATCTTTTATTAAGATTAAAGAAAGACGTTTTATTTGTGACTGTACTATCATTGATCAATCTCAAGCAATGGATACTATTAACCAAATAACATCAATTTTTAGAGGAGCGTTAGTTTATTCTGGGGGTAAAATTACTCTTGCAGTTGATATGCCTAATGAAATTCCTGTAGCAGTATTTAATGAATCTAATATTAAAGATGGCAGTTTTCAAATAAGTGGTATTAAAGAAAGTGATATTTTAACAGGCGTAGATGTATCGTATATTGACCCTACTAACCACTTTAAACGAGAAGTAGTTCGTATTGATACTACAGATAGAAATGATGGTATGCAAAAGTCAGAAATTGAAAATGTTGCGTCTCTTGATTTATTCGGGGTAACTCGTAGAAGTCAAGCTCTTAGATATGCCCAATATCATATTGCTGCTTCTAAATTTTTGCGTCGTCGAGCTCAGTGGACTACCTCAGCAGAAGCTTTATTGCTATCTCCTGGAGATGTTGTATCGGTCGCTCAAAGAAATATTGGTATTGCTTGGGGTTATGCCGGTAAAGTTGTTTCAAACTCAACTTTAGGTTCTGATACTGTGCAAGCGGGTAACGTAATACTTGAACATCTAACTACTCCTTCTTTGTCTGCTTCTGTATTTACTGCAAATACAAATCCGCTTATACTTCGAGTATTTCGCTCTGACAGAGATAGAATTGAATTATTTTTATTATCTAATACCGATTACCAATTATTAGATACAGGCAATGTTACTTCTGGTTTTGATAGAGCAAGAGTTAATGTAATTTCTAAATATAACTATATAACACAAGCTTTTGATAGTGGTATAGATTCTACTGGTTTTCAAGCTAATGATGTTCCAACTATAGGTGATTTATGGACTCTTGGTGAGATTGATGATCCTAATAATATTTATTCAGCAAAATCAGATAAACTATTTAAAATTACTTCTATTACTAGAAATGAGGATCACGAAGTTGTAGTTGACTCTATTGAATATGTGTCAAATATTTATGTAGATTCTGATACTTTTATTGACTATACTCCAACTGATTATATTGATACTACAAGTCCTCTTCGTCCACCACCGGCTCCGCAATTTAAGCTACAGCCTCTAACTAGAAGGGAACAAGACGGTTCTTTAACCACAGACTTATTTATTGATGTCTCTACGGAAAGAACAGGATACGGTCTTGCTTTTGCTACAGAGTTTGAGATTATGAGAACTGATGAATCTCAAACAATGCTATCAGGTCAACTTGATACAAATGTAAATGCTGCTACTTTTGGTACTTTGTCCTTTACTCCTTCTAATACTGCTGCTTTAGCTGATGCTACCGGCGTAGCCGTGTTGGTTGGAAAAAATGGATTTGATACTAATTTAGGAGAAATTAGATTACTATGTAACTCGGTAGCTGCTATAGATGACAGCTCTAGCATTAGATTTACTGTTGAAGGATTAAATGTTGCTTTTGATACTAATATCGGTAAACATGTTTTACGAACTAATGATGGCTCTATTCCTTTAAAAGGAATAGATCAGCTATCATTCCCGATTATTGGTAAAACAGATACTCCTTTACTTATACAAAATTTTGGAGGTCAATTAACTGAATACAGCGCTAATATAACTGCTTTTAATGAAACTGGTGACGATATAGATTTAGGAGATGCTTTAAGTATTGAAGTAGAAAATACAGAAAATTTAGGCATAAGATTAGTTGATTTGCTTCCTCCAGCTCCTTTTTATGTAACTATTAATCAACTTTTAGATTCTAGATATTTAGATACTACACCAGATATTTATGTAGCTGGCTCTGATATTACGTATATTAGGAATAATACTTTTGTATCAGGAGCAAGTACTCATGTAGAGCCTCTTGAAATTACTCCTAGAGACAAAAATTTTATCACAGTATATGTAGATGGCATAAAGAAAACTGCTGGACAGTTTACTTTTAATAAAGATACTTCTCCTCCTAATATAACTTATACTATTGAAGAAGGAGAAGAAACTATTAAAGTATTGATAGATCATTATACTGTTCCTGCTATTGAAATAGGGGATAATGTTCAAATTCTTTCAGATAACGTATTTTCTGTTGCTAACGTGTCTTATGACCCAGCAGACCCGTCATATAATGCTGCGCTAACTTCTAATAATATTTATTCTATCACATTATCTAAGCGTCCTCGGTCTAATGTAAGCGGATTTACTGCTATAAATATTTCTCCAAACCCTATTGGAGTAATTGCCAATGTAAATCAAAGTGCCGCTAATTTTACTTTTGATTATAATAAAGCTATTTATCCTGGTAATTTTAACTTAGCTAATAACTATGTATATGATGTAGCTTATGGTGAGGGTTTTGAAAAAGTATTTTTAACAGAAAATAGAACTATAAGAAACTTATCTACAGGAACCACGATAGTTAGAGCAAGAAATAAAAATAGAGCAGGACGAGCCAGCCCTTATGTAACTAAAGCTCTTACAATAGAAAACCTTCTTATCCCAAAGGTTCAAAATGTTGTTATTACAGAATCCTTGTACAAAGAACAAGTTGGTGGTGTAGCTGTTAGAGCTATTGTAGCCTTTGATCATTTACAAAACTCAGAAGTAACAGATTATGAAGTTTCTTATCGTATTACAGGAGAGTCTGCCGATCTAACTTCTTTTACTTCTGTAAAAGTTCCGGCAACAGCTGTCGATTCTGATGGAAAAGTTAGATATCTTATAAACAACATTGATAGAGGTGCTAGTTCACAGGTTAATACTTTAAATATTAGGATTACTCCACTAAACAAAGATATTAGAGGACAAACTACAACAGTAACACAAACTATTTTAGGTAAGACAGCTCCTCCACAAAACGTTATTAACTTTACTGGAGGCCAGCTATCTGATCAGATAACTTTTTTCTGGTCTTATCCACGAACTAACGATGAGCTATCTGATTTAGATCTAAAAGAAGTAGTTATTAGGCGCATACCGGGAACAGCTACTATTAATTCTTCTAATTTTGTACTTGCTGACGCATATCATACAGAAGCTGCGGGAGGCGCTAGATTTACTGTTAATATTGATACTTTTGGTACTTTTACTTATTTAGTACGAACTCGTGATACTAGCGGTAACTTTAGTGAAAGCGTAACAGGACTTACATTAACAACAACTAGGCCTGTTAGAAATACTGTTATTGCTGCGTACAACGAAGACTCTCCTGGAACTACGTTTGCAGGAATTGTAAATACAAACTCCGCAGAGGAAAATTTTGCTTCTTTCTCTACCTCTAATAATGGTGGTATCAATAACTCTTCTGTTCCAAGTTCTGTAGTAGATAATGCAAATGGTTCTTCTTCTGGTTGGTCTGCTATTGCAGCTTCTCCTACAGATTTATTAGCTACAGGAGACGCTACTTACATTACACAAATTAGAGATTTAGGTTCTACTGTTACGGGTTCTTTATTTGTTGATATTGAAGGAACACAGGCAGTACAAACAACTTATAATGACTATCATACAGTATTGTTTTCTGGTGTCACAGAAACAAATACTGGTCCAGCAGCGGATGTTCTTCAAGAAGATAATTTTGGTGGTATTGGAACAGTCCTTGGATTTTCTAATTCAACTCTTACATTTAATTATAGTGGTGTTAATAAAACGTTAGTAGACACCACAACTACTGCTAATGTATATGCTATATGGAATCCCGGGCAGTATACTGGTAATGTTATTTCTATTTCTGCTATTACGCAAGCTTCTCCGGCTGTTGTTACTACAGTAGGATCTGAGCACGGTCTTGTAGATGGTGATAGAATTATCATTCACGATGTTACTGGTATGACAGAAATTAATGATAAAGAAGTATATGTAACTAGAGACAGTGCAACGGCAGTTTCTTTATTTACCGATTCTGCAAGAACTACTCCTTTAAACTCTACTGGATTTACAGCATATAGTAGTTCTGGTGTGCTTGACCAAGGTGATTATGCAAACGCAAACTCATATGCTTTGATTGCCAGTGTTATTAATGCTAATCATGTTGCGTTAGGAACTTCTTATCACGCAAATGGAGATGCTACTGGTACTAATGCTTTTGCTAATATTACTCAAGTAGCTTCTACTTATCAATTAGTTGATTTGTCACAGTTTTCAGATTTAGGGTCGTCAGCAACTTTTGAAGGTACTTTAGGCGTTGTCTCAACAACAGCATTCGTTAGGACTAGTACAGAAACACCAGAAAATTTATTCCAAGCAGACCCAACAGCCGCAGATCCTGCAGCGCTACAGGTTGTTCAGGCTAATTTTACGGGAGGAAGCTCTACTAATGATGGTTTCTTACCATATGAGACGGGAACTAAAGCTTTCCGATTCTTCCAAATAAAATTTGTTGTAAATAACAACGAGCCTAATCAATTTGACTTTACAATTGATAAATTACGATATACAATTGAAAAAGAAAAGCTAATATTTACAGAAAGTGTCGTTTTTGACGGAGTTGATAAGGTAGTTGATTTGTCTTCTGCTAATTTTGTGCAAGTGCCTGTAGTAAGTTTAGATGTTACTTCTAGCGCTAATGCTTTAGCGGCACCTATAGCAGTAACTACCGAATTAAGCGCAACTCAATTAAAATTTAATGTATTTTTTACAAGTAATGGGGTTGCCCATCCAGCAGATAGCACAGCAACTGTATCGGTGACAGCAACAGGAGTTTAATAATGGCAACAGGGGATTCAAATACTTTTGTAGAACCGACTGCGGGTACAGCTATTAATACCGCCAGAGGGCAAGTTAATGGTAGTTTACGCGCTCTCTTACGTAATTTTTATAGTTCAGTAACTCCTACTGGACCAAATATTATTGCTTCTGGCACTAATCAAGGTGAGCAAGATGGTATGCTATTTAGAATGGCTAATGCTAATGTTGCTGCTTTATATATTTCAGACTCTGCTAATAAAAAGTCTTCTAAGGCTGGAGGTAATTTTACTAGGGTAGGCATAGGTAATCGGGTAGAAAATGGTATTGGGGCTTTAGCAGCTAACGTAACCCACTATGAAATTGGTGAGTTAGTTGCTACTGTAAGTGCTGATGGAGCACTAGCTTCTAATGCTCGGTTATACCTTTCAAAAGGTAATACAAATTCTATGACTGATTTCATAGATGTAGGTATTCCTCCTACAAACGGCTCTGTTACTGCTCCTATGATCGGTAACTTAGAGTATTTGAGTTTTTCTAATGCTTTAGTGGGAAAAACCAAATTTACAACTAATGCTGACATTAAATTAGGCAGTGCAGGCGACGGAGACGGTAATACTGCTATTGGTTTTAATACCAATAACGTAAATTCTAATGTAAGTTTAGTTAAAAATATTCAAGAGAGTGGGCACTGTTTAAGTATTATAGATCAAGATGGTGATTACGGTCCTCTACGTTCTAATATAGTTTTTCAATCTACGGTCGCTGGTACAGATACTGCTATCTCTGAGTTAATTCCTGTAGGGACTATGGTAGTGTGGGGAAAAGCAGCAGCTCCTTCTGGGTGGTTATTGTGTGACGGTACTGCTATTTCTCGAACCACTTACTCGGCTCTTTTTGCACAATTAGGTACTACTTATGGAGTTGGTAATGGCTCAACCACTTTTAATCTACCTAATTTTAGAGATAGAGCTCCCGTAGGCGCAGGAGCAAATATGTCTTTAGGTAACCAAGCAGGTGCACTAGCATCTTCTGGTGTAATTACTACAAACTCGGGAACGGCAGATTTAACAGTAGGTACTGCTTCTTTTGCTTCTAGTGCTAAAGACTCTTCTGTAACAGACGCTGTAACAAGTGTTACTGCTGGTGGGCACACACATACTCTTACTTTACCGCACATTGCAGTAAACTTTATAATTAAAACATAGAGGAATAAAATGGAATATATGAAATTTGAAATTGATAATTTGACACAAGATAGAGTTATCTGTCAATATAGAGAAATTACAGAAGAAAAAAAAGGAGAATTTAAATCACGAGTATTTCCTTTAGAACTTTTAGGAGAACACGAACCAAAAATTCTTGAATTGGTTAAAGGTGATATTACAGGTATTTATTTAGAATACAACGGAGAAGTAACACACACAGAACGAAAACAGTTTGGAAAAGCAATAACTGCTCTAGATGAGGAAACAGTAGAGTATTGTTTAAAGGTTGTTAAAAATGCTTGTGTTCAAGAAAAATGGGATGATTTACTTAAACCGCCTTCTGTAGACGAACAAGTTGAGGAATTTTTAAAAGAATTCTTTCCTGATGATGATGAAGAAACTTTAAAACCAAAAGACTTTTTAGCAGAGTTTTTTGCGGAATTAGAAGAAGAGGCTGATTCCGAAAAGGAATAATAAATGGCATTAACAAGAATTACTACTTCAGTTGTTGACAGTGATGCGGTTACTACAGATAAGATAGCAGACGAAGCTGTTACTACAGATAAGATAGCTGCTGGGGCTGTAACAATAGATAAATTAGCAGCATCTGCTAACGTTACCATTGTTCACGTAGACTTAACATCTAATGTTAATTTAGTGCAAGATAATGTTGTACGAGTTGCTGCTAATTTATTAAGTAATACTTATACTTATGCTAATACAGAAATTGGTCTTCTTGGGAATAATGCTCCAGAAACACAGACTCTTAGTTTGGGTGACCCTGCTAATGTTATTGTTGGGACAACAAAACACAGTAGCGGAATATCTTTTGTTCGTATTAACAGTGCTGCAGGACAAGGAAAGTATAATTTAGATGTAAGTGGTAACGCCCGTATTCAAGAGGCTTTTATTAATACTGTTGCAATATCCAATGCAAACCCTTCTAGTACTGGATTTTATCTAGGAACTCCAGCTAACATCATTTTAAGGGCATCTACTACACAAGACGTAACTGGTCGTTTACATATGGGTGTTCCTGATAGTATTTCTGGCCTCTCTCGTTATGCCGTAGATGTTAGATCCAATGCAAATATTGGAGATACGTCAGTAACTGCTTTAGGCGTAGATAACGTAAGTCCAGCCTCTGGAACTATTTCTGTAGGTGTTCCTGCTAATGTGGTAATTCGCTATCACGCAGCGAGCGGAGCAGGCAATGTTATTATTGGAGATGCTACGGCTACTTCTGAATACAACTTAGATGTTCGTGGTAGTGCAAACACCTCAACAATCATAGTTGATTCTCTAACAGCATCTAGGGCATTAATTTCTGGAGCCTCCAAAGGCGTAGAGTCTTCTTCTGTTACCTCTACAGAGTTAGGTTATGTTTCGGGAGTTACTTCTGCAATTCAAACTCAATTAGACAGCAAAGTTGGTCAAACAAATATTAATACCGTTCAGGATAATGTAGCAGCTGCCGAAGCTAATATAGCATCTGTCATAAACGGTTCTACCGCTTTTACCGGTGCTGTAACTATGAACGATGATTTAACTGTTCAAGGTAATCTTACTGTTGCTGGTAGTTTTGCTAATCTTGCAGTTCAAGATTCTTATACAGACGACCGTATGATAATGTTAGCAAACTCATTTACAGGATCTCCTTCTCTTGATGTAGGCTTACTATTTAATAGAGGAAATCAGGGCAATGCTGCATTTTTCTATGATGAATCTGGGCGCAGATTTAGACTATCAGACACGCAAGACCCTTCATCTAATACAGCTTTATCACCTGTAACAGACTCAAATCTTCAGTTAGGTAATTTATTTGTTGAATCTATTACTTTAGATGGAACAGCAATTAGTGCAACAGGCGTAGAATTAAATTACACAGACGGAGTAATTTCCGCAATTCAAACTCAATTAGATGGCAAAGACACTAGAGCAAACGTTGATGCGTTTGGGACGTATGCCAACACTAATTTAGATACTAAAGCTAATGTTAGCGCTACTTACTTTTTAGCGTTAGCTAACGACTTTGTAACGTATACAAGACTTAATGCTAATATTAATACTACTACAGATAATGTTACTGCTGTTGAAACTCGTCTTAATGCTAATATAGATATCGTTCAAGATAATGTTGCTACTCTAGCAGGAACTACTCTAAGTCCTGGTTCTAATACAGTTACTTCTGTTGCAGGAGCAAACGCTTATGGCATTGGAGCAGCGGTAACTGCGATTGCAAGAACTCGTGTTTATGTATCAGGCGTTTCTCAATTACCTACCACCGATTATGTAGTACCATCTTCTGGTGTTATGCAATTAACTGACCCTTCTGCGGATATTCCTGCTGATTTACCTATTTTAATTCAATATTGGAACTAATGAAAATAAGACAACTTACTACAGAACTTACTTTTCGCTGTAATGCTAAATGTCCAGCTTGTCATAGAATAAAGCCTTTACGTATAGATTTAAATGATAAACAGTATACTATTTCTTTAGAACGTTTTAAAACTCTGTTTAATCCTGAGCTTTTAGAAAACTTAGAGTGGCTTGTGTTAAATGGTAATTTTGGCGACTCAATTATGAATCGCGAATTTAGAGAAATTATAAGTTATGTAAAAGAGTATAATGTAAAACTTAATATTCATACTAACGGCGGAATACACGATACAGATTATTGGAAAGATGTAGGTAATATTTTAGATCGCTTTGATATTATCAACTTTGACTTAGATGGCTTATCAGATACACACCATATTTATCGTATAAATACACATTTTGAAACAGTTTTTAGTAATGCAAAAGCTGTTATTTCTACTAATAGACCGCAAGTTCATTGGAAATATATAGTTTTTGAGTATAATAAGCACCAAGTAGAAGAGGCAAAAGCTTTAGCAATTAAAGAAGGCTTTCATACCTTTTCTACAGTTAAAACTTCTAGAGAATTTGGACGACCTACTTCAGGTAAATTTATTCATACAAAAAAGACTAATGAATATGAAAAAGCTGAGAAAAAAATTCACTGTGTCTGGAAAGACTGGAACAAGTGGTATATATCTCCTGAAGGGTTAGTATTTAGGTGTTGTTGGACAGGCGGGCATTACTATGATAATGATAATTCTCGTTTTTATTACCCTTCCGACTTTGAACAAAAATTTAATGGATTTAGTATTCCCATCCAAAAAATTATCAGTTATAATTATTGGAATAAGTTAGAATTATATCTTCAAGGATATGAGAGAGCTTTTTCGCTTTGTAAATCTCAATGTGGAAAACTTCTTTCCAGTCGGGAAAAGATTGAAGAAAATCTTAATACAGGTGAAAAAACGTATTTTGATGCTTTTAATCAGTTAGGAAATTAATATGGAACAAAAAGATTATGAAGTAGCAATGGTTCGTGCTAGACTTAAAAAAATTCGGTATCAAAGTACAGAGCTTTTAGCGCGATTTGCTAGTATGGAAGAAACAGATCTACCTGCTTGGCTACAAGCTAAGGTAAGCGATGCTGATCATTTTATTAGCGCTGTTTATGATTATTTTGAGTATGGAGACTATGAAGAAAATACTGAAGAAAATACTGAGAAAGAGGAAGAAGAGAATGACATGGAAGAAGAATCTATTGATGTTCTTCGTCCTCCCTCTCACGTTTTAGTTGTTAGAGATGAGGAACTTGATATTGCAGAAGTAGATATGTTACCGCCATCTGCTATGATGGCTATGGGAGAAAGAAATGCCGTTGAAAAAAGGAAAAAGTCAGAAAACAATCTCAGCAAACATCAAGGAGTTGATGAAGAAACCTGGGAAGACGAGAACAAAGGGAATCCTAACATCAGCTAAACGTTTAGGAATTAGTGCTGAAGAAGCACAAAGACGACAAGCGGTGGCAATTGCTTTAAATAAGGCAGGTAAGAGCAAGCCAAAAAAGAAGAAATAAATTTTTGACAAAATAACACAATTCTGTAAGAATTACATATATAGCCTAGTGATAAAGTGAATCTAAAGGCTTTAAACTTAATTTTTTCTAAAGGAGATATATAAATGGCTGTATCATTGAAAAGAGGAACGGATTCGTTCCCTGTCTCAATTAACGACATTCACGCTGCTGCCCTAACTCAAGGCGGTAACGAAGTTCATCTCTATCCAGGAACCTATACAGCAAACACAGGTTTAGTTGCTACAGACTTTGCCTTTGTTGGTATTGGGGATAAAGATGAAATCATTATTAATGGTGATATGACAATTGCTAATACTTCTACTGGAGGTATTACTTTCAAGAATATTTCTTTCGTAGGAGCCACTGCTGGCTCAGAAGGAGGAGGTGTTTGTGTAACTAAACTTGGGGCTGCTGCTTGTGAGCTTACTTTCTTTGATTGTAAGTTTTCTAATAGCGAGCACGCTGTTTCCCATAACGGTGAGCTTAGTTTTGTTACCTCTGGTAAAAACGTTACTATGTGGCAGTGCGATGCCCGTGGTGTTGACCAAGCTATCGTTTCTAACGCAAACGTAGAAATTAACTTCTCAGCACTAAATACTTCTGCTAACGCATACATGCAACCTGGTACTGGTGGCGGTAATCCTCTACTTACTGCTACTGTTCGCGCCTCTACCGCTGGCGCTGCTAACTCAGGTAATATGACTGAAACAGTTCTTGCACTGATTTCGTAATTTAAAGGAGAAATAAAAATGGCGATGATTAAAAAAGAAGTTACAGGAGATGCAAACGCTCTTAAGCTTGTTGCTGATGCCCGTCAAGCACCTGTAGCTGCTAAGGGAGGTACACAACGTACTTCTTTTACTGGCTCTAACGACACTCGCCCTGCTGGAGATGACCGCCCTAATCGTAAACTAAAAGCTGCTCGTGGCTATGTAGATCAAGGTCCAGTTACTATGGACGTTGCTAATAATTACGGTGCTCAGTTTGTTAGTGGTGGTCCTACCTCGGGTTCTGTAAATAAAAAGTACAGTGCAGCTAGTGAATCAGTTACTGGTGGCATGGGCGATAAAGTTATTAAAAATATGAAGTAAGGAGGATAGTTAAATGGCTAGAACTTCTTATGGAAGTGGAGTTGGAGAAGGTAAAGTTCAGCGAATTGGAGATAACAGATATGGTCTTCGTGAAGAGTATGACCCTACTGTAAAAGAACAGACAGTTCAGTACTATAGAAAAGGCGATGTTGCAGTAGTTAAAGAGGTTAAAGACCCAAATCTTCAAACTGTTACTACTGTAAAAGTTAAACCTCGTTCATGAATATACCCGAAGCTTTTCAGCGAAGCCCTAAATACACAAAAAAGAAAATAAAAAAAGCTAAAAAGAAGATAAAAAAACTTAAAAATACCGATAATTAGCTAAGTTTAGTAACCAAGTATACTTGTAAGGCGCACACACTAGTGGTTGCGCCTTACTTGTTTTTAACACTTTATTAAATATTTCTTCTCCCTCTACATCTACACTTATAAAAACAAAATCTTCGTCTGATAACCAAGAATAATCATACGTTGCAGCATCACCATGTACAATCATAATATTGTCTTTAGCAGGAGAATTTTTAATAAGGTGCTGGCTTATTTTAACTCGTGATTCTATTATTTCTATACCAACTTGCCTGATATGTGGATATTGTTTATGTACATCAAACATGCTATAAGGATACAGCCCACTACCTACAAGCACTAAATTTTTACACTGATTAAACTTGTATCTCTGTTTTTTGTCTACTAGAGTTTTAATTATCCAAGCATTATGTTCTGCTTCTGTATAAGGATTTTTCTTTTGTTCTGTGTAAAGTTTTAATAATCGTAATTCATCTAAAGATACAAGGTTTTTCCATAGATCTTTTTTATTACTTATTGTATTTAAGTTAACTTTTTTCTCTGATAACATTAGAAGATTCCTTAACCCCATTTAAATTTATAGAGTGTTTTTCTGGAAAACTATCGTTTTCTAATATCTCTTTTATTAAATGTGGTAGTTTAAATAATTCAGATTTAGTACATACTTTAAAAACATTTAGAGGCTCTAAAGTAAAACAACGAATAAATTGTTCCATTTTTTGACCATCTGTTCTAGGTATAAGAATAGCGGGTATTTGAGCTTTTAATACTTCCATAGTAGAGTTATAACCACCGTATGTAATATATAACGCACAAGATTGTACATATTTATAAAAATCTTCTATAAAAGGTACAAGGGTTACATTTCCTTTTGTTTTACTTTGTGTTTCTTTTAAGTATCTATTAGCAATTGGCATAATAAAGTTATAATTAGGAAATTTAGGTGCTATTTTAGATACTTCTTTAAATAAAAGAACCCCCTCTTCTTTATTTAATCCTGTGCTAACATATATATTATTATTGAGTCTTTTATGTTTTTTAATATCAGGATTACATACATATCCTGTATATATAATTTTATCTTTTAAATCTTCTATAATCTGCTGAGAATTATTCATTCTAACACGATCTGCCAGTAAAGGCAAGTAATTCTCATCTCCGTGTATTAACACAACATCTGCATAGTATTTACATACTAAATTTTGTGTATGTGCAACCCAATCTTGTAATGATTCTTGATGAGGCTCATCCCAAGGAAAATCTCTTGCACTAATTATAATTTTTATTCCACGTTTTTTTGCTTCTTCAAAAAAATAAAAGTATTCGTGAGAAAACTGATGTCTACAAAATGGGAATCCTTCGCATACAATAAGACTAACGTCGTTTGTATCAAGTATCTTATTCCATTCTTTTTTTCTTAACGTAACAAGCTCTTTAGACATCATAAAATTAAAAATGTTTTTAATGTCAGCTGGAATGTATGCTTTTAAAAAACTATTTCTTTCACAACCATCGTAAGAAATTGGTGGGTCAAAAAGTTGGTCTACAACTAAAACACGATGTGTTTTTGCTACTTCTTCTGCAATAAACTTCGTTCTCATACAGTGACCTAAGCCACGATAGTATTGTGTTAGAAAAATTATCATTCACGAATAAAATCTTTAATCATTGGAAAAATAGGCTCGATAGCCGTAGCGCACGCACGAGCTATCTCTCTATGTTCTTTTTGGGTTTCTGAACCAGAACGCAGCTCAATATAATGAATCCAAGAACGAAGAGTTCCATTCATATACAGACGAGACATAGTTAAGCCTTCTGGTAGCACAGCCCTAGCTTGCTCTTTAGCAATATTTTTACTAATAGCCCATTTGTATGCTTCAAGAGATTCTTGCATTACTTGACTTTGTCTCAATTCCCAGTTAGCCTGTAGACTAGCATCTTCTGTTTCTATACTATTCTGTCGGTTCTTTTTATCTTGTAGTCTCGCTTTACGTATAACAAAATCAAGCTCTTGAGTAGGATCAGCATAACGTTGACTAAATTCCTGAAAAGAAAAAGAACGATGCCGAAGAATTTGACGAGCGATATCACGCGTAGTTTCAATTTCTAAACACACCGAAGCCATTTCAAAAGGAGACCAGTGTTGATGTTCAATTAAGTAACTCAATAGTTTACTACTAGTTTCTGAGTTATTTTGGTTATTTGGATTAGATATTCTTGCACAGTAAGCAACAATATCTTCTAGCTTTGACCAGCCGTGATCAAAAGCAGTTGTACTTTTAGGTTGTGAATAGGATATTAGGTTAACGTTCATTTAAATACTTCTCTATATCTTCTCTAGAATATTCTTCAGAAGGTTTACCTTCCTTCTTTTTTTCTTTTAATTTTTGAATCCAACCTTGAAATCAAAACTATAGGGAGCTTCTTCTACTTGATATACTCTGTTAAAAAACACTAAAGGAATTGTGGTAAATCTTAAACAAGCAATAATTTGGCTAGGAAAAATATATTCAACTTTGTTACTTACATTATGAAG